CTGTCTCTCCGACAGCATCCTGTACTGTGGAAATGTCGTCCTGCAGAGCATTGAAAATCTTAGCACCAGTCGCCGTGGTATCAAAGCTAACCGTATTTCCGGCTGCGATTGCAAGCGCTGCCAGTTTACTATACCGATACGCGTCCACTTCTGGAATAACCTTGGTACGCTGAAATTCGCCCATGACATTTCCGGCGGTTGCAACAAAATTGCTTTCGTCAACGTCCATAGCATCGAGTTGGAACTTGCGACCTCTATCCTGCGTCAACTGATAAGTGCCATAGGATAATGAAACACCGCCCTGCACATACCCGTCGTCACGGTCGTAGTTGCCAAGACCGTCCATGCTAATCATGGGGATTTTAACAGTATCTCCGCCGGAATATTTGACCTGTCCGGCATTGCTTTCCATCCAACCGGAAGTCGCACCCTCAATCATTTGCTGATCGAGTGCCTGCATAAAGATGGTTGCCATTTGCAAAGTATTAATCATTTAAAACTCACTCCTAATTACCCTTTGAGGGCATTTGTAAATGTATTGGCGACAGCCGTGTTCTCAGGGGTCGTATCGACTTTGCCGCCATTAAAGCCGTTCCCCACCTGTGTTGTCGTGACCTGTTCAAACAGATAACCACAATCCTTTTTAAGCCCATCAATTACACCATCAAGCCCATCCACACTACCATCGTCTTTGAGTGCAAGCTTCGATTGGTCAATTAAGGATTTGATAGCCGTGGAGTTTTTGCCTTTGGCCTTTGTAATGCCAAGATCAAGCGCGGCATTGAGGGAATTTTGCTTGATTTTGCCGTTAAGCGCATCAGTATCGGTCTTGTACTTGCCCTGCAGCTCGTCATACTTTTTTGACAATTCTGCATTGTCACCAGTCGACTTTTTCAAGTCTGCGATATCCTTGTCACGGGTGGAAAGTTGTTCCTTTAGCGCCTTATTGGTTTCGTTGATTTCGTCCATGCGTGATTTTGGGATATAGGTATTCTTGATATCGTTGTCGTGCTGCTCGATTACCTTTGTTATCTGCTCGTCAGTTAGACCGAGCGCTTTAAGTGCTGCTTTGTCCATAATAAAAGACCTCCGTTCAAATTACGCTTTTTAACGTGGGTATCGACCACGGAATCTGTCTCGTTCTTTTACGCCTGCGATACCAGAAAGGCGAAAATAAAAGCGCCCTGGTTGGGACGCTTTTAGGCTGTATTGAATTTGCATCCAAATAGTTGTAATATTATGTCGAAAGTGAGGTGATATTTTATGACTGAGGAATTTAGAACCTTCAAATGCTGGAGATACAAAGTGAACGCGACCATTCGATAGGTTTATGACGCCGATTCTGATGGGAATCAAAAGCTCATATACACAACCTGTTTGTTACAAAGTCAGGGCAAGAAGTGTCATGGTATGCAGGAAGCAGATAGGCCGTGTCCTCTTGTGCATCATTTGGAAGAAAGTAGGTCAACCGAAGCATCTAGAAGTTCATCGTTGTAATCCGAAGGAACGCAATAGCAAAAACGTCTAAAACAGCATCCAACACAGTGTTGTTTTACTTTTTTGCAATGCCGCTTGCAATTTTTTGAAGAATTCTTTGCTATCCATTGTCTTTTCAACCTCGCTTTCAAGCATAATAAAAGGCCGCCTGTTCGGTGAGCTTAGGTATGAAAAAAACCACCTTCATTACTAATAGGTGGTTTAATCCTTGATGTGATTAGGACATTTCAAACAAATTTCTTTGAAATTTTCCTTCGTAACGGCTTCTTGAAGTGCTGTGTATGCCGGTGCATTGTCCTCAGCAACCATTGCTATGTCAAAACACTCACCCTCGCCGTCAATTTCCCGATTTATTAGGGGGCACATTACCTTGCGCATATTTTTCTATCACCTCACGAATTTTATCGGGCTCACCTTTGAACTGATCCGCTTTATATGCGGTTCTTATGTAATTGCCTTCGACATTGACATATGCCGCGCCATCTTTGGAATAATAATTTTCAAATTGGCCATTCCATTTTGTAATTGAGACATCGGCTTGCTGAATGAATCCTTTAGCCTCCTGCTCTGTTACAGCATGGTTACGGTCCACATTGACATGCTCATCATCAAAACCAAGGCTTTCAATGTCGATATCTTTGACAGGAATGCTTATCTTTCCTTTGATACCGAGTTGCTTTAACTCTGAAACCATCGGATAAGCTTTTTTTAACCGTTCCCATTCATCAGGATTATTATACTTTAAATCTTGGAAGTCTGCAATCTTCGTTGGTACATCTTTACCAAGGACTTTTGACATTGCCTGTTGCTGTGCTGAATCACTTTTCAGATTGCTATACCGTTTCTGCGCATTTTCAAGACTGTCGGCGCCGTACTTTTCGGAAATTTCCTTGCGCCACTGCTCATATGTCATGCTGCGGTCAACCTTATAATTCTTGCCCGTTTCAGGATTGCGGGCTATTCGTGTGCCTGTAATTTCTTCGCCTGGATAATATGCAACCGTGGTGCATCTGTCGTTTGGATGAATAGGCGGCAAATTAACGCCTGTTTTAGCATCGGCAACCTTAAAATGCTTGCCGTCCAAAGCCCCACAAACGCTGCAGGTGCGTGCATCTAGCGTGGCAAGGAAAGTATAATCGTCAACGCCCATCGCTTTATATGACTTGATTGTGGCGTCGTTATGCATACGGTTGATTTCAGTTCGTACAAGGCGTTCAGATGCGTATGAAGCAACATTGAAAAGGTCTTTAATATCATGCGACATTTGGGCAGCACTTGCACCTGACGAAATACCCTCATCAATGATTCTGCCGGCTTCCTGTGCGACTAGCTTTGTGTTTTTCCAAACACGGTCAGAATAGTTTTCGCCTTTCCATTTGTTTTCGAGCGCTTCGGTTACTGCTCGCTGTGGCAGAGGTGAAAAAGCGATATCCTGCTCGGCTGCCTGTGCTGTGCCATGCATTGTCTTATAATATGCATCGTCATAGGCTTTGACAAGCTGCTTCGCGCCTGTTTGTTCTTCCTGTTCGGCAAGTGCTGTTGTTTCTGCATCAATGGCTTTGCGCATAGCCTGCGCGCGGCTGATACGATAAGCGTAAGCAGGAGCGTTGAGTTTTGCAAACGCTTCTGCACTGACCGTATTAGCATATTCTTTACGCAACGCCGCCAGTGTATCAGCGGTTTCCTGAACGGATAAAAGCTGTGTGGCGGCTTCCGGTGTAACGCCTGCCGATTTGGAATAGTTCGCAAAAACTTTATTTGCCACTCGGACAAGCCGTGCAGCGGCGCTGTCATAGATTGAACGCAGGCGAAGAATTGTATCAGATGTGCTTTGATATGTATCGGCCTCGCGTTGCAGAGCACGTTGAATCCAATAATCGACTGACTGCATTAATTATCACCGCCAGTATCCCCTGCCTGTGTCTGCGGCGGAACATCATTGTTGCCAAATATCTGTGACCGGCGCTGATCCTGCTGCTTCTGTTGTTCTGCCATGTCTTTTATGGCTTGATTTACATCATCGACAAGCGGATGCGCAGCCAACAACAAATTATCTGGTACAAGTCCGCGTGACTGCATAATCAGTTGTACCAGTGCCAGATCATTTGTGATCCGACTCTTGTTAATAGCCACGGTGACTTTGCTGCTGTCATATTGCGTGCCTTGCTTGCGGTTGATATCTTCGGTGAAATACCAAAACAGTTCCTTGAGCGCTTTTTTCAACTTCAAAATCATCACATTAGCTTTTTCGTCCAAAGGCTCATAGTGAAAAGCAATAGCCGCACCGGAAGTATCGTTGCCGAGGCTATCATCGTAAATGTCTATGCCTTGACCGAGACGGAATATATCAGACCGCAGCATATTAAGCCAGTTGACACGCTCATCGACTGACAGTGTAATCTGCTGGGCGGTAACGCCACTCTGTCCACTACTGTCGGCATCAACGGTAATTGCCTTGTTTATTTGCAACTTTTTTGCAACCTGTGAGGCAATCTCACCGCCATAGCCCTGTATTACCCAGTAGAGCTCCACAAGGTCTATCTGATTATTTGTTGAAGTAGAAGATATCATGTTATAAGCATCAATCAGACTCTTGATTCCGAAACCGTGACCGTTTTTTTCGCCGCCAAGGTCGCTGAAATCACCATCATTATTGTGCAAGGGAATGAACGGCACGCGCCCCCAGTTTTGCGCTTCCTGACTTTGCACCATGCCATCAACACTCGTCACATCAAACCAGTGCGGCATAGGGTTCATTGTAAATGTCGGGTCAAGCAAGTAATTGCCTTGCTCGTCTTCAACGTAATAGGTCACGTCCTGCGCTGTCCACCACTCAATTTTATGGCGTTTAACAGTCTGACTGCCAGTAACAACGTCAAACATGTAAAACCGCACGATATCTTCGAGCGACTTTTGGTGTGAACTATCGTAAAATGCAATCACCTCACCGCCGGGGACAATGCTATACTGCAGATTGCCTTGTAGGTCGTAATATACCTGCAACCACTCAATACCTTTATTAGCTGCACCTTGTATCCATGATGTGAGTGTGTCAGGGAAATCGTCGCCTGTCGTATACGGCATAAGCGCGTTTTGATATGCCTGTTGCCCCGCATCGCCCGCCGTGTCCGAAATTGCTATCGTGGGCGCTTTGCCTGCAATATAAGCAACTTTCTGGTCAACAAGCAACTTATGAAAATTGTGAACATTGTGCATATTGGAATTATTTTTGTTGATAACCGTGCTGATTGTATCATGCTCTTTGCCGTCACTGCTCTCATCTGCCGGTGTTGTGTCATACACTTCTGAACGCCGGAAGTCATGACCTAGAATGTCCTGCTCGCCGACATAATACCGTTCGCCAACAGCCATAAACAACCGCTGTATATTGGTTTCGGCATCGTTGAGAATCATTTTTATAATTTCGCTCTGGTTGAGTTTGCCCTCAACAGTAAGTTTTTGTTTTATCAGGTCTAAATCGCTTATGTACAA